ACCGATAACAACATTTATCAATCGTCAACTAAAGCAACACATCATACATCGGGTAATAGTTTTTACAGACGTTCAGATGCTAACATTTATGATATTGCTGCCGGTATACATTTTTTAACAAATACTGGCATGCAAACACGAGTTGAAGGCGGCGGCAACAGTCATTCTTATGTCGAAGGAAATACTGAAACTACTGTTGACGGTTATAGTCATACAAAGATCACCGGCGAAGTACATTTAACATCAGAATCAAATATTAGACATAAATCCGCAGCAGAATATGTTGTACTGTCTGCTGAAGATATACATCATGCAGCAGCAGCAAGTCATCATATTATTGCTGGCGCAGACTCCTTTCATAATGCAGTTGGTACAGTTAATATTCAAGGCGGTAGTTTAATAGCAGCAGACTCTGCTGCTATTGAATGGAACAATGGTGCTAGTTCGCCAGCAAGTGAAGGCGGAGTTCCAGTAGATCCTCTTGAAGCATTACGTTCAACAACAGCAACTCCAGCAGGACCTGCAACGCCTGTTGAACCTCTAAGAATGATCACTTTACCTTATATTTTACCAGGCGCACATACAGCAGTTGATTTTGAAAGTATACTAACACGAGCTCCACAGCACGAGCCTTGGCCGCACCATGAAAATGCTAATCCTTATGGATTTAAACCTGAAGAAACTGACAGAGAAGAACCAGGTGTGCTTCCACTCAATGACCGTGTACTAACAGTTGACTCATTCCGTAAAAACTTAGATGGTATTGCAACTAGTAATCTTGTTCAAAGTAGTGCGTATACTGCTGGTTCGTTTACAGGTACAACTGGAGATGGTATTAGAGCCCAAGACGATCAATCAAGTGTTACAACTACTGGTCCTAGAATTACTGGAGCACCTCCAGGACGCAAAGCAGAAACAACAGCAACCTTTAACCCAGACGGAACAGATGGTCCTCTAGCTACTATTACATCTGCTTCTGGAAAAAGCACACAGGTTGCAGCAGTATTTGCTGATGATTTCCAAAACTTTATTAACGAACTTGAAGCAACTGGGTACGAAATTAAGAAACTCGGTGGTTACAGTAAACGTAGAACAGTTAGTGGCACAAGTTGGTCTGTACACGCATCCGGCGGCGCCATTGATATTAACTGGCCTGACAATGTAATGAATGGAAGACCAAACGGATTCTTTAAACCTCGTCCACCAAACGCACCTATAACAGATATGCCGGTTGAAGCAGTACGTGCATTGTGTAAAAAGTATGGCCTAGGCTGGGGCGGAGATTGGCGTTCATTAGATGATGCTATGCACTTTAGTAAAGCAACAAATGAAAACGGTACAGTGCCTGGACTTAAGAACGGACAAATACCGTTATTACCAGAAGAAATTGAACCGCAACAAGGAGAGACAAAAGATACAGATGTTGCAGGCGACGGTGGCGGCGCACAGTAATAGGGTAAATACAGTATGAGCACATTAGAAAAAAATCTTTATAAACGAGTAACTGTATCAAGTGGTCCGCAACAAGCAACAAGCGGTCGAGCATACAGAGGATTTTCTAGTAGTAACGAAAATAGTGAAGGTTTTGCACTTTATGACTTTGAATTAATTAAGCAAGACATTATTAATCATTTTCATATACGCCAAGGTGAAAAATTAAGTGATCCAACTTTTGGATGTATTATTTGGGATTTGTTATTCGAACCTTTTACTAATAATATTAGAGATGCTATAATTAAAAATGTTACTGATATTGTAAATTACGATCCAAGGGTAAATGTAGAACAGATTTTAGTAGATACTTACGAGTCAGGAATAACTGTAGACTGTACTATTTCATATTTGCCATACAATATTTCAGAACAACTTTTATTCCGTTTTGATCAGGCTGCTGGCCTTAAATAATAAAGTTAGCACTTTATCATATCAGATAAATATCTAATATAAACGAGGAAACGGAATATGTCTTCAACTGACAGACAATCAAGACTTTTAGTAACAGAAGATTGGAAAGCAATTTACCAATCTTTCCGTAACGCTGATTTCCAGAGTTACGATTTTGACAACCTTCGTCGCACGATGATTAACTATCTGCGTCAAAACTATCCAGAAGATTTTAACGATTACATTGAGTCAAGTGAATATCTTGCACTAATTGATATGATTGCTTTCCTCGGGCAAAACTTATCATTCCGTATTGATTTAAACGCTAGAGAAAACTTCCTCGAAACAGCAGAACGTAGAGAAAGTATACTACGTCTTGCACGTTTGTTGTCTTATAATGTAACACGTAACCAAGCAGCAAACGGTTTACTAAAAGTTGATACAGTTAAAACTACTGAAACTGTAATTGATAGTACTGGTTTAAATTTAGCAGGTTTAACAATTTTATGGAATGATAGATCAAACACTAACTATCTTGAACAATTTATTAAAATTATGAATGCTGCACTTCCTGTAAATGGAACATTTGGCCGCCCGGTTAACTCAGAAGTAATTTCTGGTGTTTCTACAGAAGTATACCGTTTTAATGCAACTAATACTGATGTACCTATATTTCCTTTTACAAGAAATGTAGAAGGTGTAAGCACACGTTTTGAAGTTACTAGTTCAAATATTGAAAATGGAAATATCGTCGAAGAGCCGCCATTGCCTGGTAATAATCCTACTATACTTTACAGAGACAACGGTCAAGGAGCAGGTTCATCTAATAGCGGATTTTTTATGCATTTCCGTCAAGGACGTTTAGATACCGGAACATTTGGAATAGACAATCCAACACCAAACCAAACAGTAGCAATTGATTCAATAAACATTAACAATTCAGATGTTTGGCTTTATAGTGTAGATTCAAATGGTTTTGAAAATGCACTTTGGAATAAACTAGAAGCAGTCGAAGGTAATAACATTATCTATAATAGTTTGTTTAAGGGTGTAAGAAATGTTTATGCTGTAACATCTAGAATTGAAGACAGAATTAATCTTGTATTCAGCGACGGTATCTTTGGCAACTTACCGTCTGGTAACTTTAAAATATATTATAGAACTAGTGCAAATAGAAACATTATTATTAATCCTAGTTCATTAACTAACATTTCTATTGAAATACCTTATATTAGTAAAAATAATACAGCAGAAGTTCTTACAATTGGATTAAGTTTAAAACAAACTGTAAGTAATGGAACAACTACTGAATCTGATATAGACGTTAAACAAAATGCACCTGCAACATATTATACTCAAAATAGATTAATAACAGCAGAAGATTATAATATTGGTCCTTTAGGTATTAGTCAAGATATCATTAAAACAAAATCTGTCAATAGAATTGCAAGCGGAATTAGTAGATACTATGATCTTAAAGATCCTAGCGGAAAATATTCTAACACAAGTTTGTTTGCTGATGACGGAATTGTATATAAAGAAGAATATACAAATAAAACAAGTTTTAGTTTTGTAACACAAAGTGATATTGAAGGAGCAATTTACAATATAATTGAACCGTTACTTTCAAATACAGATACAATGAATTTTTACTTGTCAAAATACAATAAAGTAATTGTTGAAGATTTAGGAGCAGCGTGGAATTTAACAACATCTGCTACAAATAGAACAACTGGATTTTTCCACAATGAAGGTATTAAATTTACGTTAGGCTCTTATACTGCAAATAGTTTAAGATTTTTTGAACCAGGTACATTGTGTAAATTTATTGCACCTGTTGACTCATCAGGAAATGTACAATATTTTAAAGAAGACGGCTCATTAACAACTGATGCATCTTTGCTAGGTATTAGTACATATAAATGGTCTAAAGTAATAAGTGTATACAGTGACGGAACAACTTTAGAAAACAATGGTTCGGGCCCAGTAGTGTTTAATGATTATATTCCTGAAGGTGCTATATTATCATCACTAATACCGAAACTATCAAGAATTTTAATAGACGATATTAAAGCACAAATTATTGATAGAACATTTGCATACAAAGATTATGCTTTACGATATGATCAGTCAGACAGACAGTGGAAGTTAATAACAGCAGAAAATATTAACACAAATAATGATTTTAGTGTAGGTAAGGCAGGCGATACAAATGGACAAAATTTAGATTCAAGTTGGTTGCTTTATTTTAAAACCAATGGAGATACTTACACTATTACTTACAGAGGTTTAAGATACATATTTGAAAGTAAAGATGAAATAAGATTTTTCTTTGATAGTGCTGACAAAATTTATGATCCAAAATCTGGTCAACTTATTAAAGACAAAATTGAAGTATTAAATATTAACAGAGCACCAGATAGTCTTAACCCATTTACTCAAGATTATAAATGGTCTATAACAGATGCTTATAGAGATGCAGATGGTTATGTTGACACTAGAAAAATACAAGTTAAGTTCTTTGATCAAGACGATGACGGTATAATTGATAATCCTGATCTATTTGATGACATAGTAGCTCCAACAGTTAGTCCTAATAGTAAAATAATCTTCCAACAAAGATATACAACTTCAGACGGTGTTGAAGATTACAAATATTTTGATAATTCTAATAACGAAATTATTATCAAACAAAATGAATCAACTATAGGTTCTTGGACGTTATATGATAATAATAATCAAGTATTTTATCTAGTTGATGAAGCAGTATTTAAACAAATAGACAAAGTTAATAATAGTATAGACATTACAAGCGAATATAAAGCGTTTACTGGACGTAGTGGATTAAAATTTCATTATGTGCATGTTGCCGATAGTAATTACAGAATTGATCCAGGATCTTCAAATATTATTGATGTATACCTGTTAACTAAGAATTATGATACACAATATAGAAAATATTTAAACGGCACAATACCTACAAAACCATTACCTCCTAGCAGTGATCAATTGTATAGAAGTTACGGAAGTGATATTGCGAAAATCAAATCAATTAGTGATGAAGTAATTTATCATCCAGTTAAGTATAAAATGCTGTTTGGAAGTAAAGCTAGAGAAGATTTACAAGTTACATTTAAAATAGTAAAAAATCCAGGACTAACTATTAATAACAATGAATTAAAAGCAAACGTTATCGATTCAGTTAATAGATTTTTTAGTATTGAATATTGGAATTTTGGAGATACATTTTATTTCCAAGAACTTAGTGCGTATGTAATGAATAGCTTATCACCAGAACTAGTCAGCATAGTAATTGTTCCAAAACAAACAAGTCAAACTTTTGGTAGTTTGTTTGAAATAAAATCAGAATC